AGGACATGCTAATCAATAAAACCTATCAAACATCAGAATATGAAACCTTCATCAAGAAGGACAGTGGAAAGGAAAGACTGATTTATAAGTTGCCCTATTTCCCTGACAGAATATGTCAGTGGGCAATCTTACAGGTCATTGAACCAATTCTGCTGAAGACCTTCACTGATGACACCTATTCTGCGATTCCTGAAAGGGGAATTCACAAGTGCTTGCACAAGGTGGAAAAGGCAATGCAGACTGATGTTCCTGGTTGTCAGTATTGTTTGAAGATTGATGCAAAGAAATATTATCCTTCCATCAATCATGACATTCTGAAAACTAAATACAGAAAACTGTTAAAGGATGATGACCTGCTTTGGTTATTGGATGAAATTATTGATTCCACACCAGGTGACACTGGAATTCCTATTGGGAACTATATTTCACAGTATTCAGGGAATTTCTATCTGTCAGCATTTGACCACTGGATAAAAGAAGTCAAACATGTGAAGCACTATTTCAGATACATGGATGACATTGTGATTTTCGGTGAAACCAAGGAAGAATTGCACAGATTGCTTGCAGACATCAGGGAATACTTCAAAGTGAACCTGAAACTTGAAATCAAAGGAAACTGGCAGATATTTCCTTCCTATGTCAGGGGTGTTGACTATGTGGGTTATAGAATTTTCTTGAACTATAAGCTGTTAAGGAAGACCACCTGCAAGCAGATGAAAAAGAAGCTGACCAATGTGAACAGGCACAGGTTGGAAGGAAAACCTTTGACCTATTCAGAATGGTGTTCCATCAATTCCTATAAGGGATGGTTGATTCATTGTGATAGTTATAGGTTGTCACAGAAGTACATTGCACCAGTTCAGAAGTATGCAGATGCATACTATGAATTCAACATCAAAAACAAGAAAGGCGGTAAAGTCACATGAAAGATTATGGAAAGACAAGAAGCACAGTCAGACCTGAAGAAAAGGTCATTGATGAATTCAGTGTGTGGATTGCATCTGACATCCAGGCGGTTTCTGAAGCAGGAACTGATGACCAGGAAGGATTCACTGGTTTTGAATACAACCTGGTGCAGTATGACAAGGATGAATACATCAAGATGATTGATGACAAGAATGCATCCCTTGAACAGCAGATGACTGACACACAGATTGCACTTTGTGATGTCTATGAAATGTTAGGTTAAGGAAAGGACAGGTGAACAACTATGGCAGCAGTTTATGCAGATTTAATCATGAAGGGAATCAAGACCATTGATGATGTTCCCAAGAAGCTGAAAGCGGATGTCATCAAGATTCTTCAGGACAGGGGATGGGTTGGAACTGAAGGTGAAGCCTGATGTTTCTTTATCTCATACTTAAAATCATTTTAGGAAAGGATGTGGAAAAAATGGCAGTTGTTTATGCAACACTTATCATCAAGGGTGTCAAAACCATCAATGATGTTCCTGAAAGAATCAGGGAACAGGTGAAGCAGGTTCTGATTGACCTTGACCTTCCTGAACTTGCACAGGAATAACAATCAAATGAAGCACCTGACTTGGTGAAATACCTTGTCAGGTGCTTTTAACATGCAAGCGGAAAGGAAGGTGAAAACAAAATGAATGATGGATTGCTGATTGCAATATTCACAGCGGTGTTTGCTTCACAGGGTCTTTGGGCATTGATTTTGTATCTTGTACAGAGAAAGGACAAGAAGAAGGACAAGAAAGAAGAAGTTCTTGACCATCAAAGCAAGATGCTTCTTGGACTTGGACATGACAGAATCATTTGTTTAGGCAAAGAATACCTTGCAAAAGGTTCAATGACTGAAGATGAATATGAAAACCTGAACAAATACCTTTATGCACCATACAAGGCACTTGGTGGAAATGGCACTGCTGAAAAAATCATGGAAGATGTCAGGAAACTTCCAATCAATACAGACTGACAGAAAGGAACAGGTGAACAAAATGAACATCAACTGGAAAGTTAGAATCAAGAACAAAAACTTTTGGCTTGCAATCATTCCTGCTGTTCTTCTGCTCATTCAGGCAGTTGCAGCAGTCTTTGGTTACACCATTGACCTTGGTGAACTTGGAAACAGACTGATTGTGGTTGTGAATGCGGTCTTTGTGGTTCTTTCCATCCTTGGAATTGTCACAGACCCCACCACACATGGAATCGGTGACAGTGACCTTGCTATGACCTATATTGAACCGAAAAAGAAGGGGTGAATGCTATGGATGAAGAAAAAATCATCACTGATGAATCTGAACTTTGTGCTGAAGCACTTGATGAACTGACAAACGGAAAGGAAGAAGGTGAAGAATAATGGCATATACAAACAGTCCACTTGTATCATATACAAAACTGTCACCTAACCACAGCGGTCAGAGAACCAAAAGCATTGACATCATCACACCACATTGTGTGGTGGGTCAGTGTTCTGTTGAAACACTTGGAAACATCTTCCTTCCCACTTCAAGACAGGCATCCTGCAACTATGGAATTGGTGCAGATGGAAGGGTTGGAATGTATGTGGAAGAAAAGAACCGTTCCTGGTGTACTTCTTCCAGTGCTAATGACCAAAGGGCAATCACCATTGAATGTGCATCTGATGCAACTGCACCTTATGCTTTCAAAGATAATGTGTATCAGAAACTGATTGAACTTTGTGTAGACATCTGCAAGCGAAACGGAAAGAAGAAGCTGCTTTGGTTTGGTAACAAGGACAAGACCCTTGCATACAAACCTGCATCTGATGAAATGCTTCTGACGGTTCACAGATGGTTTGCAAACAAGTCCTGTCCTGGCGATTGGATGTATGCAAGAATGGGTGACCTTGCATCCAAGGTGACTGCAAGACTTGGTGGTTCTGCTGAAGCACCTGCACAGACTATCAGCAGTCTTCCTTCCTGTCCTTTTACTGTCCAGGTGCTGATTGATGACCTGAACATCAGAACTTCAGCAGGTATGGGAAACAACCTGACTGGAAAGCTCACTGGAAAGGGAATCTTCACCATTGTGGAAGTCAAAGATGGTTGGGGCAAGCTGAAAAGCGGTGCAGGTTGGATTTATCTCGAAAATCCTTCCTATTGCACCATTCAGGGAACTGCTGCACAGCAGGACACCCTGAAGTCCATCAAAGTGATTGAAGCACCTGCAACCACTGAAGCTGACCCTGAAAAGGTGTGGAACTTCCTGTCTTCCTTCATTGGGAATGATTATGGTGTTGCAGGTCTGATGGGAAATCTGTTTGCAGAATCTGCACTGATTGCAAACAACCTTCAGAACACCTTTGAAAAGTCACTTGGAATGAATGATGCACAGTACACTTCCAGGGTGGACAATGAAACCTATGATAATTTTGTCAAGGATTCAGCAGGTTATGGTCTTGCACAGTGGACATATTGGTCAAGAAAACAGGCACTGCTTGAATATGCTGACAGCAAGAAAGCATCCATTGGAAACCTTGACATACAGCTTGAATTCCTGAAGAAGGAAATCAGTGCAAACTATGCTTCCATGCTTGCAACACTGAAATCTGCAACCAATGTCACTGAAGCATCCACTGCTGTTCTGACCATCTATGAAAGACCTGCTGACCAGGGTGCAGCGGTTCAGGCGAAAAGGGCAGCATTTGGTCAGAAATACTTTGACCAGTTCCACAAGGAACAGAAAGCAGATGCAAAATACTTTGTTCAGGTCGGTGCTTTCAGCAAGAAGGAAAATGCTGATGCACTTCTGAAGAAAGTTCAGGCAGCAGGATTCCCTGATGCTTTCATCAAAGAAGGATGACATGAACATTGTTCTTGCTATTCTAATAATTGTTTTACCTATAATTTGGATTCATGCCCTGGTCAATTGGGATGGAAGTGATTGTGACGGTGACTGTTCTGATTGTGTCTATGACTGCAAGAAATCAAGTCACTAATTTGTCACTAATGGGTGTGATTTTCAGGGGTCTGACAGCAGTGAACTGTTCACAGAAACCTTGAAAACACTGGACTTTCAGGATTGAAAAAGTGAACAAATTTATGGTATAATAAAAACGAACTGACCCCAAACCATTGATTTTTCAAGGTTTGGGGTCTTTTTTGTCACTAACCTGTCATTAGTTCACTTTCAAAAGTTCTATTGCAGACTTCAGTTCTTCCAGTGTCTTGTGGTTGTACACCCTGTTTCCAACATCCTTTGAAACATGACCCATCATCAGGTCAATGCACTTTCTGTTTGCACCTTTGGAATCCAGGATGGATTCAAATGTGTGTCTGCATTCATGCGGTGTCTTTTCTATGTGAAGGAACTGCATCAGGTCATTCCAGTATGTTCTGTATGTGGTTTGTGATACCTGGTCACCATTCACATTGATGAAGAATTCACTGTCTGCATCCAGGCGGTGTTCAACCAGGGGAACAATCTTTGAATGGATAGGAACAATCCTGTTCTTTCCTGCTTTGGTCTTCACACCACCTTTGAATGTTCCTGCATCCAGGTCAACATTGTCTGTCTTCAGTGTCAGCAGTTCACTGATTCTGAATCCTGAATAAAGGAAAATCAGAACAGTGTCAATCCATTCCACAGGAATAGAACCAAAGTCTTTTCCTTCCTGGTATTCACCATAAACTTTCCACACCTTCTTTATTTCTGCATCAGTGAACCTTTCCCTTGAAGTTTGGGGAATTGGGTCTGATGTCAGAAGTTCTGAATACATCCTTGTGATGACATCCAGTTCCAGTGCAAACCTGTCCAGGTGACCCCACAGGTTCTTGATTGCAGCTTGGGTAGAATAACCTTTTCCACAGAAATCAATGCAATCTTGCATGTGGTATGACCTTATTTCTTTGTATCTCATATCAGAATACTTCCTGATGTGATTGAATGCAGACTTCAGACTGCTTTGGTTTGCTTTTCCAAGTTTAGGTGCTTTCTTTTCCAACCATAGGTCAAACAGTTCCTGAAGGGTGATTTTTGCCCTGTCCACATCCCAAGGGTTCTTGTTATAGGATGCAAGCAACATGTTCCCTTCTTCCCTGGTTGCGGTATATCCTATTGTTTCATAGATGGGATGACCTTTTTCATTCCATCCAACTGTCTTCCTGACCCAAAATGGTTTCCTTCTGTTTCCTGACAGCTTTGCAACTGACCCATAACCATTTGGATTTTTCACAGTCTGTCACCTTCCTTTCCATTGAATTTGGAAGGAAGAAATGCTATAATATTTTATTGATTCAGTGACCATTTCTTCCATCCTGAAGTGGTTGCTTTCTGACCTTCATCTGTTGCAGCAGGTGAAGGTCTTTTTTATTACAATTCAATGGTGGAAGGTGCAGAACCAAGTCCACTGTTCTGAAGTTCAATGAACTTTCCCCATTCTTTAGCAGTTCCCCAAAATGCAAGCATCCCTTTGTCATACTGAATGACAAGATAATATTTGTTGACACCTTTCATTTTGGATGTGGTCTTTGCTTCACCATGAAATCTTTCCATGAATCTTGATTCTTCCATTGCAGTGAAAGAATTGATTCTGTCCAAGGGCAAGGTCACCACTGTTTCAGGTTTTATCCTGGTAATGACCAATTGACCATCTTTCAGTTCCAGTGTGCAAGGATAATCTGCTGCAAACTGACTGATTCCTTCATAGTGCATTGCCCTGATTGGTTCTTCTTTCTTTTTCTTTCCAAACATAGTTTTTTTCCATCCTTTCCTGTTACACCTTGAACAGGTATAACACCTTGATTTTATTAGGTTTTCAGAAGAATGTGTTCAAGTGTTCAAGGTGATGTCTTATATTTCTATATTTTTATAGTATATAAAATTTCACACCTATTCTTTTTCAATAAAGAAATTTGATGAAGGTGTAACACCTTGAACACACCCTTCTGCAATCCCTTTTGTTTGCTTGGTTTATAGTGTGTTCAAGGTATATTAAGAATTGCTTGAACAACCTTCAACATCACCTTGAACAGTGTACTTTGGAAGATTGGTCAGGTCATCCAGGTCTTCCAATGCTTTTTCTTTTCCAAGTTCATTCAGTTTAGTGAACAGTTCAAGCAACCTGACAGCATCTTTTCCAAACCGCTTCTGCACCTGTTCGATTGCAATGACATCTTCTGAAATCTGCTGTTCCTGGTCAAAACACATCAGTTCACATGGTCTGACATGGAATAGTTTTGACATCTGTTCAATATATGACCTTTTGATGTTT